GCCATGGCCATCGATCCCGCAAACACCACTGCTCCATTCAATCGCGCTGTGGCCTTGCTGCTAGCCGGGGATCTCGCGAGAGGTTGGCCGGCCTACGAAAGCCGCTGGAACTTTGAACATCTCGCTGGCACCCTGCCCCAGTTCGAACAACCGCGCTGGCGGGGAGAAGACATCAAGGGCAAAACTGTCTTGATCGTGGGAGAGCAGGGCTTGGGCGATAGCATCCAGTTCGCGCGCTATGCCATGGCCATCGCCAGCCAGGGCGTGGACGTGGCCTTGGCAGTACCGGAAGGTCTCAAGCGCCTGCTGACCAATCCCCAGGCCTTGCGGCACACCTTGGGACCGGGGGACACCTTGCCCGCTTTTGACTGCTGGGCGCCAATCATGAGCCTACCGGCCATCTTCAATCAGACCCTGGACAACTTCCAGCAGGTCTTGCACTACATCACGGCACCTCTAGACACACGAGAAGCCTGGAGATCTCGCCTGGGACACAAGCGGCGCCTGCGCATTGGTATCTCCTGGTCGGGTCGCCGCGACAGCTGGATCAATCGCCACAAGAGCGTGCCCGTGGAGCACATCAGAGACCTCATCCGACGCCATCCCGAACACCAATGGATCAATCTGCAGGTCGAGGCTCTGGATACTGAAATGGCGTTCCTGGCGGATACCCCGCTGGAAAGCTACCCCGGCACCGTGCGTGACATGGCCGACACCGCTGGCTTGATGGATCATCTTGATCTGGTCGTATCCGTGGACACCGCTGTCAGCCACTTGGCCGGGGCCATGGGCAAGCCCACCTGGATCATGCTGAACAATTACGCGACAGACTGGCGCTGGCTGCTGGACCGAGACAACAGCCCATGGTATCCCAGCGCCCGGCTGTTCCGCCAGCCCAGGATAGGTGAGTGGGCGCCAGTGATGGATCAGATCAGCCGCTGGATCCTGCTGTTCAAGATCTAGTCAGTCTGCCAACTCTTGGCATAAGCATAGGCCCAAACAGGACGTGCCGACGTGTTAGATGTGAATGCCCGGTTGCTGTTGACAGTGGTCGCCGATTCTGTCACGCGGCACCAGAATTCGTGGTCGCTAAAGGTATCTAGCGCTCCTCCCTGGACCGCCGCACCCTGGATCACGTAGGTCACAGGTTGGGCTTGATAGGTCAAGAGATCATCCCCCATGTCTCGGCCGCCCTGATCCGTCTCGGTCCTGCCGCCATAGCTCACGCCAAAACTGTTGTATGAAGCTGATATCTGAGCTCGTATCACCCACCAATAACCTACCACGGTGATGCGGCACTTGCTAGCAGGATAGGTAGGCCCACCGGGCACTGTGTAGGCTGTCAACTCATTGCCGATGTCGGCTATGGTCCAGTCCTGGGCACGCAAGTGCAAGAGTCCACTCTCGAGAGGATGGGGAGGTGGAGGATTGGCGTTGATGTCGTAGTAGGGGCCCAGGAGGTCCCGCGTGGGAAAGTCTAGCGTGACGCCAAATGTGGCGCCATCGGCGTAGGAGAATCGACTGAACTGCCAGCGCGCCTGCTCCACCACCTCCAGTCCCGTTGAAGCGGTCAGCTGGGCCGACCCAGAGTAGGGAGTGATAAAGGTAGGCACAGCCGCTCGTCAGGTGTTTTGGAAGAAGTTCATGTTAAGGGTACCGCCCTGCTCAAACTGGTTCCAGTTGAGCACGGTATGGCCACCATTCTGAGTCTGGATGTACTCGCCACCTGGATAGTCCGCGCCAAGGGTCATGTTCTGATTGTTGGGATCCAACCAGCCTCGATCCATGTACACACCAGCTTCGGGACCAAAGGCCACGCTACCCTGCATGTAATACACACCCGGGGTCTGCCAAAACTTCAGGGCCATGGTGTTGTTCACGTCTGAAGTGGTCCAAGACCACGAACCACCTGCGGGGATGGTGGCGAGATCTCCCGTGGTATTATGGGTCACAGTGATTGAATACTGTTGGGTTCGGTTATAGATGTTGACTGTCGCGCTCCAGGCCATAGCAGTTCTCCTTGCCATTACTTATGCGCGGTGGCGGCAGTTGGGGCCGTGATTGTACATCTTGAAATGACTGGCTCGCATGGTCTTACCGCACAACTCGCAGGACAGCATGATTTTGTTGCGCTCTTTAGTCGCTCGTAAGATCTCTTTTTGTTCTTCACTCATGGGCACACCTTTATTGATAGGTGTTCGGCCTTTGTTGGCGGCTCCGATCTTTGCTGCTCGCTCGGCTGTACATCCTTTGCCGTACATTGGATTGTTTGGACCAGATTTCAGTTTTGACATCAGTGCTCGGTATTCTTCCGTCCTCGGTGGCTTTTTCTTGCCAATATTGCCTTGGCGTATCTTTTCTTTGTGCTCAGCACTTTTGGCTTTACCTTTATGAAAATCGCTAATCTTCCGGCGACTTTCCTCTGTAGGCACAATATATCCTGCCACATTCTGGTTGATCCAGCGATCATCTTCTAACACACGACAGCGACGTAGCACGCGGGTTTCCCAAACGACTGCTTGCTCTTTTGTCTCAAATACCTTGCGGATCTCTATGTCAAAACTTTCTCGACCGGTTTCCTCAATCAGTTGCTGTACTTTTGGGCTGCTGGTAAAGTAGTGCTGCCATAAGTCCTGCTCTGGTTCGACTTTGTTTGCAGCACGCATGCCATAGTAGACTCTGCCAGTGGGCTTGTGTTTCACAAGATAGGTGTAGGGTTTCATATTGTTATTTATATCTGTACCGCGATTTCACCTATTTTTATAGCCAACAAAAAACCACCTTGCGGTGGTTTTTTGCTCTTCCCATCCCTGGGTAGAAAAACTTTGATTCTCGGTTTAGGAGAAAGAAAGGTTTTGCACAGCTATCTCGCCCACGTAGTCGCCAGCATTGCCGAACGACGAAGCAGTGTTCGTGAGTTCTATGTAACCGTATCTCGTCATAAACGAAACGACTGGTTCGAACGATGTGGGATCCAGCACGACGCCAGAGCTCATCAAGGGGATGTAGGGGCAATAGAATGCCGCTGCATCAGCCTCTGAAGAACCCTTGTAGCCAACCAAGACCGGAGTGGAATCCGAAGCGTAGCTGTCAACGAACACGCGCATGGCGCCGTTCAAGGTTCCCACGAACTTGGTGTTGGTAGGTGCTTCGAAGGTACCTTCTGTGGTACGAGCGAAAGCGGAGGTCGTTGCCGACTGGAGCACAGTCAAGCTAGCGGGCGAAACCACTGCCCAATTACCGGCACCACGACGTGTGCGCTGAGCAATCAGGTTGGCCACCCGGTTGATCAGGACGGCAAGTGCGGCATGCTCGTCACCAACGAATGTGGCTGTACCCGAAACGGTAGCTTGGTTGTATGTGAACTCTGTCGATGCCAGGCTACGCAGAGATAACAGGATCTCTTGATCGATCTCAGCCGTGATCTCCTGTGCCAGTGCTGCCATGATCTCGGCTTCTACGTCGATACCATGCATGGCCTGCGCGTCTTGAGCGGCTTCAAACGTCCAGCGAGCCTGCAGTTTGCGTGTCTTGGCTTCCACAGCCTGCTTCAGGATCTGCACGGAGATCTGGCGACCGCCTGTGCCTTCCATGATTGAGGTGTCTGCACCAGTGTAACGTGTCTGCGTCGCATCAACTGTACCAGATGAGACCGAACTTGCCGAGGAGTAGGCCTGGGCGATCTTGAAGGGCGATAGCGCCTCTTCACCAGCTGTGGTGCTTGTGCTAGCAGCCGACTGGTCAGTCATGGTGTTGGCATAGCGAACACGCAGCGTGTGGATCTGTCCCACAGGACCGGTCATGGGCTGCACACCAACGATCTCGTTAGCGATCACAGTGGGCATGACCCGTCGGATGACCGGGAGGATCACACGGTTGAGAGTGGCGATGTTGCCGCTCATTGTCGAACCTGACGTTGCGTTCTCTTTCAGGTACTTGCGGGTGTTCTCGAGGATCACACCCATGGTGTTGCGACGGGGACCTTTGAGGCCTTCCATGAGTGCATCTTTGGTCTCGTCCCAACGGCTTTCTAATAGTTCTTGTGACATTACAGTCTCCTTTTTACTATCACAGACCTGCCAGGCGCTTGATGTCGATCACGTTGGAACGAGACTCGTCTTCATGCACCTTGACATTCTTATCACCAGTCACTGCCACGTGGCTCTCTGCGATCACCTGTCGAGCTTTCGCGGGCTTGCCTTCGGCCAGCACTGCTGGTAGATACTTCTCGAAAGCGCCTTTCAGACGTGCTGTCTGTACGCTTTCCAAGAGATTCTTCATGACTTCGCGCTTTTCCTCATTGAGGGGTGCGAGCAATTCTTCCAAGGTGCTTTCACGCTCGTTGGATTCCTTGATCATGCGGATCTCACGCTCTTTGGATTCGACGACGGATTCTTTCTCCTCGGCGATCCGGGTGGCTTCGGCCAGCTGCTGATCTTTGGCATCGATCTCGGCACGCAGGGCGCGAACTTCTGCGTTCTCGTTGAGATGCGTGGCGCCAAATTCTGCGGCATAGGCCTCGAATATACGGCGACCAAACGAGTTCTCACGAGCGATCTTGATGTCTTCTTGCAGTTGGCTGAGTTCAGCCTTGAGATGCTTGGCAACACTCTGGCTCATCTTGGCAGC